CAATGTTCTTTGAGTTCTTTAAATTCTTCAAAAGTATGTTCTGAAAGTTTTAGTTCAAAATACCTTGATTCCCAAGGTTTTTTTATTTTATCAGTATTATATGCTTGGAACTTTGCTATATCTGCACCACAAGATTTCGCTTCTTCAATAAGAAGTTTTGCGTGACGCATATATCCCATATGGTTGTGACCAATTTCTCCTATAACGAGTATCTTTGACATAATGCTTTTTCCAGGTCAGATTTTGTATGTATATCTACACTGGTATCTAATAATAATATGTCTGGTTTGGGATTGTAAAAGTTCTTATATTCTAATAATCTTTTTCTTGATAAAGCCCATATACTTCCATAAATAGAATAGTCTTCGTGACAAGTCATAATTTCATTAAATCTATACTTCTCTATTATTGATTTTACATTGTATATTAAGCGTGTGTCAAGGGTGGGGCTATTCACCTGAATTGCGACTATATTATCTACTCCATTCATAAATTGTAATGCGTGTCTATATACAGGAATATTAGGAGTATCTCCACATAATTCTTGTGGTCGTTTAATTGGAATTGCTCCAACTTCTTCTGCTCTATCTAAAATCCAATCATCATCACTTGATACAAAAGTTCTACTAAATATTTTTAAACACTTTTTTGTGTTTACCAAAAACATTGGTTCTCCATTAAAATCCAATATGTTTTTATTTGGTAATCTTTTGCTTTCTTTTTTGCACAGGAGTAAAGCGACTGACGATGCCATCTTCTTCAAGTTTAATAATAAGGTCTTTTGAAAATCTCCAATTCATTTTAGAAATATCTGCAATTTCTGAAAGCCATTTATTCCCATCCATATTATAAATAAAGTAATCAAGAGTTAGGTTAATATCTTTTACTGGAGTTTGAACTTTATATTTACTTCTAAATAAAGGTGCTTTAAAATTTCTTACTGGAATAAAATCTTCTTCATAGACTCTAATTATATTTTCAATTAAAACCTGAGTAAGTTTAATTTTTTCTTCATTGATAATTTCAACGGTGTCTTCTGATGTATGATATTGGTCGTATGGATATCTTGTTATGAGCAATCCTGGTATTCCTATTTTGGGGTCATTGAAAACATATTCATCAGAACCTATTGATGCTCTAAATCTATTCATATTAAAACTTTCTTCTCCTTCCATTAAAGCTAAATGAGCTATCTTATTTAACCTGCTTGCGTCATCAAAAGCCCATTGAACTGTTGGGTCTCCATTATTACCACAAATATCTACTGCTATCATAAAATCTACTTTTGAAATATCTTGTGTCAAAGCGTATCCTATACTTCCAATAGTCTCAGGACAGAATACTATTTTTATTGTATGTTCGTATTTATCTTTTAATCTTAAAGCCAAATCTGTCAAACACGCAACGCCACTTAAATTATCGTTTGCTTGATATGGATGGTCTAAGTGTGCAAACAAAAGTATTTCTCTATCTGTTTTTCCTTTAACTGTGTGAACTCCAATTTTCATTACTCCTGGTTTAAATTCTGTATCTATAAATACTTCATATTCACCTTCTGGTAGTGCATCAATTTCTTTTTCTACACTTGAATTATTACCATCAACAACTAATTCTTTTTTATAAACTTTATTTGCTGGTAAGCAAAATCCCCACTTTGGTTCATAGAAAGAATACTGATAAGGAATTGCATTTGGTAAGTCTTTGTTAATATACAAATGTTTCTTTAATTCGTCTCTTGTAATTTTTCCTTGAAATGGTTGGGAATAAACCATCAATGTTAAATCATTTTTCCATTCAATAATTTTTTCTCCATTAAATTTTACCCACGCTTCTTTTGGTATCCATTCATCTGGAACAGTCCAAGTTTCTAATTTAGTTCCACTTGGTATATTAATTATTTGGTCAAATCCTATAAGTTGACTTAAATATTGCAATGCACTGTCATAACCACTACCAAGTAAATTAATATTTAATTTTATTAAATCGGATATAAGTTGTTTAATCATATTTTTATAAGTTCAAATTCTAATTCAATCATTCCTGCTGAATTTTTTTCAGTAGTAGAATGATTTGCTTTAATAATAAATTTATCTAATCCTGGAACACCTAACATAGAAACTACTCTTTCTTCGTTCCAGAATGTTTTATGGTCAAAGAAATAAGCTCTCTTGTCATCAAGGTGTGGAAGTATGTGATAAGTCCTACCACCTTTTTTAAGAACTCTATGTATTTCTCTAAAAAGTTTTTCACATTCTTCGTCATCAAAGTGTTCTATTGTATGAGAACTTATTACTTCGTCAACTGTATTATCTGGTAGTGGTATTCCTTCTCTTACGTCCCAAACTATTTCTTGTCCACAATCTCTTACATCAATTCCTACATAACCTTTTTGTTTGCGTTCTCCACAACCTATTTCTAATTTAGGGACTAATCCAACTGGTAATCGTCTTTTTTGTATATGTAATGTTGTCATATTAATTAGGGTTAGTATAATTTTTATTCTTGACAAAACCACGCCTTTTGTCTCTGCGTTTTTCTATTCCTGCACGCCTGTCTACTGAATGGAATTTATCAAACCACCAACCACCTACTTTCTTTTCAAGGTTTGGGAAGTGGTCGTATCCCCACGCAGATAATCGTGCTAATAATAGAATAATCTTTTGTCTTATTTTCTGTCCAGGGAACATAAATTCCAAATTATGTTCTCCAACTAAAAATACAAACTCTCTTACTTTTGCTTTGTAACCATCTGAATATTTAAAGAACTTTTCTTCTTGAATATATGTATCGTCAAATAAATATCTTTGATAGAAACAAGAATTAGCAAGTGGGTTCATACAATTCTGATATATCTGTATTCCAAAATCTTGATATTCTTGTCTCAACCAATAATTTTCAAAACCATATTGTTTAGCGTATTCTGTATAAATTTCTGTTCCAGGAAAAGGCATTAAAGAACCAGATACTTGATAAAGAGAAACATCGTTCCAAGTTTTCTTTACATAATCTATTTGACTTTGAACGTGCTTTTCTGTTTCCCAAGGAAACCCAGTCATCATACAAGCATAAACTTCTAATCCTGCTTCGTGAGCCATTTTAACAGAAGTGAATTGGTTTTCTAATCTGACAAACTTCTTAACTCTTTCTAAACTTTCTGGGTCTGCAGTTTCAATTCCAAACGCTATTGAATGACAACCACTGTCTTTCATATCTTTTAGAATTTCTGGGTTTACTAAATTGGCTCTTGAATTTGCACGCCACATTACTCCCATTTCTTTCATACCTTTTGCGAACTGTCTTACCCTATCGTGGTTCATCATAAAACAATCATCTGCTATTGAAAATGTAGTAATTCCATATTTATCACGAACCATTTTCACGTATTCTAACATATGTTCTACTGGATGATATTTCATCTGTTGTTCATACACTTTGTGGTCGCAGAACGTGCACTTCCCAGGACAACCTCTACTTGTAAAAACTCTGTGAAATCCCTTAATTAGCCCATCTTCTCCTACGAACAAATCTTTATCAAATAATTCAAGATTAGGGTGTGGCAACCAATCTAAATTAATACGTGGTCTGAAAGAAGTATGTGCTATTGTGTTTCCACTCTTATAAGTTAATCCTAAAATATCTTTTAACTTTCTGGTTCCTTTCCAATAATTACATAACTCAAGAAGCGTTCCTTCCATTTCATTTCTAATAACTATATCTGCACCATTTTCTATACATTCTTCTGGACAATCTGTTGGATGAGCACCAAACACTGTTACTTCAATCTTTTCTTTCTTTAACCTGCGTATCGTTTCATAGACCATTAAAACATCAATGGTCATCATTGTTATTAAGACTTTGTCATAACCATTTGCTTTTGCGTAATTAGCAATATCAATGGGAGTTAATGGTTTTTTAAATGTATTCTCTATCAAACCAACTTCAAATCCATTGTCTTGGAGTATTTGCCCTACTATTCCCAAGTGAATATATGCCTCTGTTATTGGGGTTGGATAGATAAGTAAGATTTTGTTTTGCATACTAAATATTTAGCCAATTCATAAGAGCTAAAGAATATTGTTGAATATCCTATTGTTCCTATTATTGAGTTTTTAAGATATGGAAGTCCCATTATGTAACACTCGTAAAGTCCTGCCCAATTCATTGGATACCAACCCATAAATTGCCATACTGCATAGTTAGTTATTAAGTAGTAAATCACAGGCATTACTACAGTTCCTGCTGCCCAGTATTTTTTCCACAATGTCGCAAGTAAGAAACAACCATATACAGAAGCCATTAGTCTCCAATCATAATATCCTATAAAGAAATCTGTTATTGCCATTATCGTAAGCGGAATAACAAGTGCTTGTTTACGTGATAGGTAAACTCCACTAAAAAGTGCTATTGCTATTATTGGACTATAAAGCATTCCAAGTTCTGTATGTGCAAATCCTGGAATTAATCTTATTAACAGTCCTAGTGCTATAAAAAAATATATTAACATAGATTTATTATTTTAAGAATATTTTCATTACCTTTGCCATAACCTATGGCAGTTTCTTTGCGTTCTTCTCTTAAATGTTCTGGATGTTTTAGTGTCCACAATATTGTCTTGTTCAGTTCTTTTAATGGAACTTTATTTACTCCTTTAGTAAACTGATGCCTATAATCTAAATATCGTTTATCTCCACCCCTTTCTTTTGGTATCCACAGGTCTGCAATTACTACAGGGATATCCATTGCTTCTGCTAAATAGGCGAAAGTACTTTCTGATAAGGCTACGACACAATCTGTCACAGTTAAAAGGTCTATTACTTTGTCTAAGTGGTTTGGGTCAAATCTTTTACTAACAATAACGTTATCGTAAAGTTCTATCTGGTGTTCTCTTTCTAATGCCTTAGTAATTACCTTAGCTCCTTTAAGGTTTCTCAATTCAGAAGCAACTATTAGGTTCTCTGGTATATCTTCGACGTCCCAATGTTCAAGTGCAAATACTACGTTCTTTCCTTCGTGTTCCATTTTTGGTTTTAACCTGTTAAGAAATGGACAACCTGTAACGTGTATCTTTTCTGGTGGAGTTCCATACTTTACCAAATGTTCTTTATCCCATTGTCCCCAGACACAGATTACGTCTGAATCTAATTTCTCATTAAAAGGAAACTGAACTCTATCTATGCCGTGAACTCCTTGCTGATAAAGCATAACCTTTGCACCTCTTGCGTGAGCTTCGTGGATTATCTTTTTCCAACCACCTTGTTCTATCTCATTCCAAATAATAATTAAATCTGCTTTGCTTTGGTCTGCAACTAAATCATATTTACTTGCAATGTCTGGGATTATCTCATCAAGAACCGAGTTAAAATTATAAATACAGATTTTCATTGTTATAATCTAATTTTTATAAGTTCCTCAAATCTCTTTTTACTTTCTGGGTCTTCTTTACCATTTAATGTTTCTAGTTCTTTCCTGATTGCTTCAGATTTTTCTTTAAAAAATAATCTATAACCTGCTTCTTCCAATAATTGGTTTAATATTTTTCTTGTTAATTTTTCTGGTTCTTCAATTATAAATGAAAAATACTTGCTATCCTCCTTAAAATCTTCTACATTATTGATTTTGTTATTAGATTTTATGATTGTTATTTGCATATTATTTTATGAACATATTTTTAATGTTTCTTATAAGAGATTTATCTTGGTTAAGAACTTTAAGACCTCCCTCCTTCTGGCACGCCATCTCCCAATCAAGTGCAATCTTTTCAATATTTCTGTTTTCTTTTACCCACTCTTGTTGTTCTTTGGCTAACTTTTCCCTAAAGTCTTTGTCAACAATTAACTTCTCAAGTTTTTTATACCAATCTTCAAAAGTGTTTTTGGCTCTGTAAGTAACTTCTGATTTATAAGGTTCTACATCAGATGCTAATGTAACAGTTCCAACTGCTGCATATTCATAGAATTTAATATTAGATTTACCACGATTAAATTCAGTATCATCTAATGGACAAATTCCTATATCAAAATCTACTGACGACATAACCGATGGATGTAATGCAGGTGGATAGAATGGAGTATGGTCTGCTCTTAAATCTTTCATTTGGTCGTAAAAGTCCAGAGCTTCTTTGTAGTATTCATTTTGTTCTGGCATCATATTAGATTTTAAAAGCATAGAATACTGATACATTACAGCTTCTAATGGTTCTCCTGTCATTCCATAAATCTTAAAATCAAAGTCATATTTCTCGTGAAGTTTCTCTAATACATCTCCAACTAATTGAAGGTCTTTCCAGTGAGAAGCAGCACCCATATATCCTATTAAAAGTTTCTTATCTGCGTGAGGTCTTTCTTTGTAATCCTTAAAGTCTATTGCATTAGGAATTACAACTACTTTTTTCTTAGGATATAACTTTTTTACTTTTTTAGCTAAAATAAAACTCGGCGTTGTAACCAAGTCTGCTTCTTTAATTAAACCCTCGTATTGGTCTTTAAATACATTAGAAACAAACCTTGATGGATTAGATGGGTCTACTGCCCACAAATCATCATCAAAGTCCCAAATAACACGAGTTCCTTGTTTCTTGAAGCGTTTCATTGCTTCTATTGGTTTTGTTGCTTCTGGATAAATTCTACCCATAATGACAGTTGACGGAAATTCCATCATTTCATCTGGGAAACTATCACCAATAACTATTTGTCTCATTGTGTGTCCTCTTGCAAGAAGTCCTCTTGAAGGAACTTCTACTCTGTGATACCAAATACCACTTCTCCACGCAAAAGGAGTATCCACGATTTGTAAAATTCTCATTTTGAAAAATATTCTAATAATAATTTAAGTTCTTTTATTTCTGCTTGCTTTTTAGCAAGTTCTTCTCTTCTTCCAGTTTGTCCTCGTTGGACAATACATTCCATAATCCATTTCTCATTTAAGAGTTCTTGTTCTAATTGGAACTCAAAATGTTCCACAAACTTCTTAAATACTTTTCTCTTAAGTCTCCATTGTTTAAATTGTGTTAGTGCTTTTTTCATTGTCATTTCCTGACGCTCTCAGCTTATTTCCGTCAGGTTATAAGCCGAGAAACGACAATTATGTGAATAATTATTATGCTCCTGTGATGGTCACATTCCTAGCTCTCCTTCTATTATTAGTTGTAACTCCTGCACCATATACTGTCCAAGTGATGAAGTTAGAACCAATTTTTGTAGAACAAGGTCTGATATCCAAAGTAGGTGTTTTCTGCAAGATAAGGTCAATACAACCTTTTCTTCCAAAGTAGTGAGCTGTTCCAGTTACAGTTGAAGCTGCGGCTGAAGCTCCACCCATTGAGGATGGTGACATTGAAGAGCAAGCACCTGTTGGAAGGTTATTTGAGATATAAACTTGGAAACCAAGCCAATTTCCTGCATAACCGTTCTTTAAGGTTGCGTCTGCTGTATTGAACCCAGAAGATGCTGATTTAATTTCAATTAAAGAAGCAATTCTTGGGGATACAACTGCACACCAATCTCCCATTTCTTCAACATTGTTTTCACGCAAGACTTTTCTCATTCCTGCAAACAAGTCAATAATGTTAGTTGATGCGGCTGTGATAGTTCCTGTTGAACCATCTCCGAATACTGCGTTTCTATTTACTGCAGACAATCCAGTTCCAGCTACTGCTGTTGTTGAACTTGATGACCCGAGTATTCCTCTCTTAAATGCGAATGCGTCTATTACATTACCAAGTTGGTATCCAGCCTGTTGAGTTAAGTCAACTGCGACTGATACGTTTGCTTGCAATTTTTCTACATCATCAACGTAAAATGTGCAATGTTTCTTAGTTGACACGTTAATCGTGTCATATGCCCAGTCCTGGTCTGTCGCAGACAAATCAGTTCCTGGTGTGTAGGTTTGAGCTGACAAATCAGCAAACCTTGGTATTTGTATGGCTTTACCATTTGGTAAATATCTCTCTAATCGTGTGTTACACACCTTTAATGCAACTAATTGCTTATAAAGTGGTTGTTCAACCATAGTGCCCCACACTGTAGGAGTGATAGCCGATACATCGTTTGATACAATATCTGTAGGCATCTTTTTATTCTTTCCCTAACTATCAGTTTTAGTAGTGCCTTGCTTTCATAGGATTAATTCCATATTCATCAAGTATCTTTTCCTTTTCCTCAAAAGTTTGAGCTGCTAACAGCTTTTGCTCAAGAGTTTTTGGTTTTTCTACTTCAACTTGATTAGTGCTAGGGGAAAGAGCTTTACTTTTACTTACTTCTTCTCTATGTCCCCTTTGCCACAACTGATAGTTCTTGTCCTCACGAGCTGACGATAGACTTGTGCCTAACGCACCTGCTCGTAATCGCAATTCAGCTACTTCGTCAGTATCTAATCCGTTTGTTGCAGATTGAACTTCTAAAATAGCATCAACGTCTGAAATTGGAATTTTAGCTTTTGCTGCTTCTTCTTTGGCTAATCTTGCCTCTTCCACAGCCTTGGCTGCCTTTTCTTCAGCTGCTTTGGCTCTTGCATACAGACGTTTTTCTGTATCAGTGTGTTCAGTTTTTTGTGTGGTTTCTGTCTCCACTGGTGTTTGTTCTTGAGTTTCCTCAACAGGAGTTGTCTCTCCTTCGTTTTGCTGGTTTTCGTCCATATAATTTCCCTTTAATTATTTGCCTGTGGGTTCAGGACTTTAATTATATTTTGGTTTTGAATTTTGTGCTGTCTTTACATCTAAGAAATTAAACAAGTTTTCTAGTATTTCACACGCAACCTTTCTTGACTGAACATTTTCTGGTGTTAGTTTTTTAATGTCAGACATCTTTTCAATATTTTCTGTAATCCAAATCTTTAATGCTTCTCCATTAGCTGTCCCCCTTAATTCTTCTAATTGTTTTTGTGCATTTATATCCATTAAATTGTCTGTGTTTTAGCACCAGGCATTGGTGTTTGTATTTGTGGCATAGCTGAGACTCCCCCTCCGCCTTGTTTATTTGCTTGAACTCCTGCTATCTGAACGTCTAATGGTTGTTTTTGTTGTGGGATAATATCATTTAAGTTAATTCCACCATACTCTGCTGCCATAAATAACATTTTCTTTGTTGCTGGGTTTTGCTCCCACTGTGGACTTGCTTGCATAAATTGTAATAAAGCGAATATAGTAGCGTTCTTTACTCTGGTATCCACACTTTCTCCTGTAATATCAATATCAATGTCGTATTTTGTATCTTTGTAAAAATCTTTTGGAATTGTTTTTTGTATTTCTCCATTCTTTTTTATAGCATTTTCTATTGCAATTCCAATAACTTCTGCATCATAACTTGTTGGAAACTTTCCATTAAGATACATATTCACAACTTCTTTGGCTACCATATTATCTTTAATCATAGAAACATAAGTATCTAAATCTTTTCCAACTAATCTTAAAGTATGTTCTTTAGAAGATTCTCTTTCCCATTGTGGGAGTATATCTTCAAATAACATTTCTTTTACATCTAAAGCAATGTTCTCCTGAATAGTTTCAAAATATGAAAGTGTTTGTTGAAGTGCTATCTGTGCTGAACCAAGCGGTGTTCCAGCTGGTAGTCTTTCTCCCTGAACTACATCATAAGCCAAAGTAAGTTCATCCCTATTTCTTATCCACCTATTATGGTCATCGTTAAAATGTGCCAAGTTGTTGTCGGCAATATTTACTTGATTTAAATCCCCACTTGAAGTATCAACAACATCACCATTTTTCTTTTCTGTAAGCAAATTCTTTCCACCAAATGCTGGGTCCTGACTTTTGAATAAAACTATTGCTCTCCAATAAGAAGCCTTTGATTGTAAATTATTAGTTTCATTTTCTCTTATCTGTGGTTCAAATAAAGTTTCTACAACTCCAATTCCTAACCATCTACCTGGAATTTTTTCCAAATGGAATTCTCTATACGGGTTTTCATCTACTTCATCAGAACCCAATACTATTCCTTTATAAGGAACACTTCTGTTATTTTGCTCGTCTTCTTCATTTATTCCAACATCTGCCAAATAAACCCTCCTATAAGTCCAATTTCCTTTTTCATCTTCTACTTCTCCATATCTTTCGTAAACCATTATGTGTCTAATATCGTTCATCTGTCTGAACAAATCTATTGTTTCTTGAACTTTAGTTTTATCCCAACCCATTTCTTTAGCAACTTTTCTAAATTCCATTACTGTATATGGGTGTTTTTCAATTATGTAATTTGCTTGGTCTAAACAATCTGCACTTTGTTCTACAATAAAGTTTCTTAAGTCAACAAAATAAATATCTCCATTAACAATTTTCAAAACTACAGAACCAAATATTGGGAGTTCTTGAAAAATCCTATTAAGAACTTTCCCAAACTGTTCGTCTTTCATCCAGTATTTCAAATCTCTTTCCATATACCAAGTTTTCAATGGATTTCCACCATCTGCAGTTAAGAGGCGAATATTCTTTGTGTCAAAATCAATCGCTTTAGAATAAACCTTACAAGGATTTTTGTTTATATTGTAAAAATATTTTTTATCTCCATCTTCATCAATTTCTCCTGACTGGAATTTAGAAAGATACTGAAAATAAATCTGTTCTATTGTTTGTTTTTGATTAAACAAAAGACCAGGTACAATTTGTATGTACTTATTTTCAAACGCATCTTTCTCTTGATTAATACGTTTTAATAAATTATTTTCCATAATTTTTTAATTAGTTCCCTGTGTGTGCCCAGATAAGATACATCACCACTCGCATTGGTCATATATACTCGTCTATTTAAAGTGGGTACTCACCACTATGTATACGTGTATTCCAATGTTGTAGATTCGTTATTTATTTGAAATAACTAAGTCTCTTGGTGTCTATGGTCTGCAGACCCACCTTGTATCTGAGCATACATAGAGAACTAATTTTTTATTAAATCTTTCCATTTGGGAAGATTTTTTAATTCTTTTTCTTCTGCGAAGTTTATTCCTTCATTAAAATTCCAATCAACTCCAAATTGAAGTGGTTGATTAATATCTCCTGTATCTATAATATTTATATTTTTCCAAACAGTCAGTTTACCATCTATAATTGTATGTTCAAATTTCTTTATCCACAAAGGAAGTCCTGCTTCTTTTAATTTTTCGTTTACCATTTCGTTCAATCTTATTGCATCTTCTTTACTTGATAGCCAAATTGTATTAGCAGGAATTAACCAAAATGTAAATCCATCTATTCTACCTTCCTTTAACATTAGTCGCATTGCCTCAATTCTATGACAACCATCTACAATGTGATATGGTTCAAAATATTGATTATAAGTCAAAACAGTAAGGTCATACCTTTCTGGATATTTTAAAGTAAGTTCATCTTTTATTCCTTTTTCGTATCTTTCTAATTTTCCTTCAAGTGCTTTTCTATCATTTATAAAATCCAACTGTTCTGTTCTTTTGTCAACTATCTTAAACTGGTCTATATTATCTTTGGTAATACGGACTTTTTTTACATCACCTGCATAGAAAAAAGGCAATGCGGAAATTACTTTTTTATTTTGTTCCCGTATTTCTTGCTCCATTTTTTAGCTAATTTAGGTTTGTTTGTATACATCCACTTTTTTTGTTTTTTGGATTTAAATGGACTCATTGAAAATATCTTCTACTAATTTTTCTACCAATTCTGGTTTAACAGAACCTTGTGGGGTTCTATCAAACACTGTTGGTATTTTTTCAACTAAAAAGTTTACTACTTTAATTTTATCAAGTGTAGTAACTTTGTCAAGGGTGTCTACATTTGTCTCTTTTTTTGCTTTTGCCATATTATTTATACTGAAATCGTCTTTCTCTGACAGGTTGCGACCTTGCTACTAATATTTCTTCAACCCGTTTGGGATTAAATTCCCAGTAAGACAACATCGTTGCTATTATTAAGTCATCGTGGAAACCTCTTGATGCTCCAGCACCCATTCTTGATGCTTCGTCAGACCATACAAAAGATTCCATTTCATTTATTATTTTTAAGTTTAAAATTCGTGGTACATTATTTCTTAACAATTCTTGGAAGTGAGTTATCAATGCTTGTTTAGTTGTCCAGCTTGTTACAAATCCTAATCGTTCACTTTCTTTCTTTGTCTTATAATCAAAATGTCTTCGTCTATAAATCTTTAAATCTTTAATATGTTCCAATAAAGAACTCTTATTCACTTCTGGAATTATTAAAGGTTTGTTGTAATGATAATATAAAAATTTAATCTTATCAGCTAATTCTGGTATCGTGGACATTCCTGTATAAGTCGCTACTATGCTCCCATTCTCTGATGATACCACAACTGCAGATGGGTCTACAATCCCCTCAGACGGGTCAACTCCAATTTGATACATTAAATTTCTTGGTTGTTCATAAATCTCACATCCTTCTTTTATCTCAATGGGTTTTCTTGTTTCTTTTTTAAGTCTTGCGATATATTCTTTAGCGAACACAGTTCCTCTAACTAAAATAGACATATCCCAAACTCCATAAACAAATCTTCTCACATAACTATCGTCTCTGTTCATTCTGTCTTGTACGAAGTCTTCTGGGAGATTTTCACGATTGTCTAACATAGAACCTTCAATTAAAACTGAATCCTTAACCTTTTTTGGAAACCAGTTTCCATCTTCATCCATCCACTTGTCCTCTTTAAAATAATGATAAGCCCAGAAATTAGCGGGGTTAGTAGTCATATTGCCTTGTCTTGGGTAGTCCAATTCGCCAGGTGGTGCTTTCATTCTCATTGTATCATTTAGCTTCTGAAACACATCATATTCAATTTCTTCTAACTGGTCTAAGAAGTAAGCACCTATATTTAACGACTTGGTCTTTTGTTCTGCTTTTTTCATTTCAGCCACATCTCCAGACTGCATTGAGTCCAAACCCATTAAGACAATCTGAGACCCATTAGAGAAGTTTATCAATCCGTCTTTTACACGATACTCATACTCCTTAGCAGGAACTATCTTTCTAAAATCATTAAGCGTAGTCTTCTCAATATCCGAGATATGTTTTCTTCCTAATAAGACTCTAATCCCAGGAAAACACTTACAAATAAGATACATCTTCACTACCAACGCCAACGATTTCCCACAACCTCTTCCACCTGAGAATAGTATAAACTTGTGACTCGTATCTAAATCAGAAATAAATTCCGATTGTTTCTCATTAAACACATACCGTCTTCCATTCAGCTCAAGCTCACGCACCTTAAATCGTTCACCTGTATCAGGGTTTATTCGCTTTTCCACTAAGGAACGACCTATTTCTACCCATTCGTTAGATTCCGCCATTTTTTCCACATTCAGCACAACCGAACCAAGTAGGCTCACCACAACCTACGCATCTATGTTTCTTTAGTCCGAGTCGTCCCGAACGTTCCTCTAAATTATAATTCAGTCCAGTCCTTTTACTCACGTCAGTAATCTCGTGCTCTTCTCCAGTTATGTGATTAACGAACTTCCCCGAAGTTACGCTAACTGGTGTTACGCTATTCGTAACGCTAATTTCTGTTACGCTATCGCCTCTACTTGCATAAACACGACACGCAGTAGAGCAGAACTTACTGGTAGTTCTTAGTGCTTCATATTCTTTGTTACAATATTGACAACTTTTTTTCATAATGTTGTAATTAAGTTAGTTTTTTTGGTCTGTGTGGGAAGGGTATATCACTATTTTCCTCTCTGTAAATGACTTTTCCATCCCCCCCCGTCCTTGTTTGTTTTGTATTATTGCTTTGTAGATTAGTTTATGCTATATATCATTAAATTGATATGGTAGATTATATGACTTTGGTTGGCGTTCTGGAGTGTGAGTGTATAATGTTAAACTATTCCACATTCTTATATATTTACTTTATATTTATCTTTTATTTTTAATTCTTACCAATTCATAGCTTACATTGTTTATTTTTTTAACTGATAAACAGCCACCGTCTGCAACTCTTTTAACACTGTAAAACTTATGTGAAGCGTGTTTGGGACAAGCGTGCAATCTACTACCATATAATTGGATGAAATAAACTCCATCATAATAATTATCTTCTCCACATATGACGCATTTGTCGTTGTCTTTGTAAAGTTGAGTTTTGTACTTGTTATGAATTTCCATTTATTCTATAAAAAGCATTTTTTAAAAGCAACAATGCTTCTTTTGCTTTAATTTTTTTATCACATACAAAACTTATTTTTTTACCCTTGTAAACTACTACTATTTTTATTTTTTCCATAGTATTTTATATTAATAATAATTATTTTAGTACTACAATGATTTTATCGGGTTCTTTGGTGTCTTGAACTACTGGCTCAACACGACTTAAATATAGGTTTATCGCTTGATTCGAAATTCCACCATTTTCGGACTTGATATTACTGGCTAATTTATCTGCTACTTCTTTTTTACCTATAGAGTCTTCAAGATAGTCTTTAAAATACTTTTGCTCTATTGCTTGATATGTTTTGGTATTTTCTATTGAATAGGTTGTCGTTGTTGGTTTATAATTTGCAACGATCTTAGCATCTTCTTTTGTTTTACCTGAAACGACCGCTTTAATGTACTTTGCGGTTTTTGTTCTAAGGTTGGGTTTTTTATGATATGACTTCTTTACTTGTTGCATATATGCTTTTTTATGCTTTTTTTCTTTATAATAGGGCTTTTTATAGGGTTTTGTCAATGGTGAGCTATTTTTTACGCTTTAAAATGCGATTTGCGGGGCTTTTTAGTGAATAGATGAGTATTACATCGGTTTTACTCCAAAAGTGGTTAAAATGCTTTTATTAGCATAAAATTGCTATTTTAAGCTATTTTATACTCTTATTTATACCATAGCTTGAAATACTTGACAAAAAAGTTATCCACAAGTGTTTAATATATAGGTATTGACACAGATATTGCAATAGAATATAATTGACTTAGATAATAAATTAAATAGTGGCTTGCTATTTTACAATTAAAAAATGAAATACATAAATAATCCAAATACAAAATGCACTTGTAGCAATCCAAAACATCACGCATTCTGGATTCTTAATAAAAAGAATATCATAACATCAATTAAAAGAATAATTGAAACTCAAAACATCAATTATCTTACAAAAGATTGTTATGATTTTCTACATAATTTATCAGGATTTATAGCTCATTATGATATAAACGGATTTATGGACTATTACAACAACATTGCATTATTAGTAAAAGATTTACAGAACAGCTCCGATTTATCAGATTTTGAAAGATATATAACAGATAAGTATTTTTCAGAAGGGGAACAAAAAATGTATTATGCAGACAAAGCAGAAGTATTGAAAAATATAAAAAGTATTGTTGACAAAATAAAAGTAAAAGAATTTCCAAAAACAATTTCTTATACTGAAAATATATTAGCAATATAACAGATTTATAGCAAACATAATTTACAAGCCGAATTGTGTTTGCAATTAAATCTATTATAAAAATAGATTAGTTATTTAACAATCAATACCTTTGGTAAATATAAATAATTAACCGAAGGTTTAGGCGGATTGATTACAAAAAAAATATGAAAAAAACATTATCATTTTATGATTTTTGCGACGAGTGGGAAAAGTGGGAAGATAGAAAAAATACTTTTTCTTATGAAGGAAAAAAAGCATTGTTTGAATATCTTGAAGAATACGAAGAAAGCACAGGGGAAGAGATAGAACTTGATATCATAGCATTATGCTGTGATTATACAGAATATGAAAGCTTTGAAGAATTCAAAGCTGATTATTCAAACATTAAAACGCTGGGAGAATTACAAGATAGAACACAATACATACCAATTTATAACAACGACGGAACGGAAAGTGAACGATTTATTATTCAAAACTTTTAGTTTATCCTTATTACACAATAGCACCGCTTGGCTATTGTGTAAAATAGGGGAAATTAAAGACACCTTGCACATTAAAAAAATGAAAATAAAAGAATTGAAAAAAGAATTAAAAACAAAATTCAAAAAACTTTTTATAGATATAGAAAAAGATGAAAATGGTCAATGGCTTAATATATACAATTTTGAAAACAAAAAAGATATAATTGGGGTCAATGTATACGATAACACTATTAATCTGTATAATCTTGACTACAACGGTGATGATGCTTGGGAAGTAATTAATTTTTTGAGAGAAAATTATAATTTTAAATTAGAATAGTTATTTTTTATCAAACCTCAAACAAGTTTACAAGGTGGCTTGGCTTGGGGTTTGAAATAAAGATAATTAAAAACAAAAATATGATAATAAAAAAAATAGGTGATATTACGATCTCGGTAGATGGTCGCAAAACAAACAATCACAATGATAAAGATTTTTATGGCAAACGCAAAACAATGTATATTGCAAGTAAAAATGGGTGCGAGGGTTTTGATTATACAATAGAAAAAGCAATTAAAAACCTTGAAAATGTTTTGAAATTAAAAAAGTAAAATGTCGGATTATTATAATTAAATAAAATAAAAAAATGAAAACATACACACACGAGATAATAAAAAAACATAACACACAAACAAGAAATGCTAAAATGGCGAAAGCTCTTGAAATGTCGGCAGAAGCTATTACTGCTCTCGGCATTTTCGGACTTGGCTTTTTGTATTTTCTTTTTGTGGTATAAAAAATGAAAAAAATAAAAGTAAAAGTAAATAACAAAAAATATCTTATTATGCACGACAAAGATATTTTACATATTTACGAAATTATAAACAAGAAAGGAGCTGGTAAATTAGTATTTAAAAGACAATAATATGATTTTAAAACTTATTTTATTGGGTTTGGTGGTGGCTCTTTGGGTAGCCCACGCTTGGCACAAGTCAAGTGATGTTATAGACAATATACAATAGTTATACACAGGTTAGGGTATTGCATTTGGTATTGCAATATGCTATAATAGAATTAGAACATTAAAAATATATCTACTGATGGGGGAATAAGACACGAGGAGAAAAAATAAAAAAATGTTAGATTACAAATTTATTGAACTTATGTTCGTAAAATACAGCAAACATTTACAAGATGTTGTTGCAAGTATTGAAACATTAGTTGACAATTACGATAAACAAATTATTCCCTTACAAAAAATAAATGATCCTTCAAAATATGGAGGACGCATAAAAGAGTTAGAAGCAAAAAAGGCAGAGGCATTTAAAAAACTCTCCGATGTTTGCCCCAACATAGAAAAAATGAGGCAACAACTTTCTGAAATACAAGAATTTATTTCAGAATAATTAAACTAAACTCTTGTCCGTTTCCCCATCAGTAGATATGGGTTGTCTTGGTTGAAGGTTTTAGGGTTGCCTTGTTGATAACATATAATAAGAATAAACGCCCACGCTGGCGACTTCGGTCAAAAGATTTACTCTTATTAGTTAGATACTCGGCAATACCGCCTTATTAGTGGGACTTTATGACAAAAGACAACAACACTCGCCTTTACGGCTCGGTTTTAGGGCTTTTGCCGAATAACATAAAGCCTGTAATATAATTAAATAATAAAAAATATGAAAATAACAAAAAAAGAAGCATATTGTTCTTATTATAAAAAGTCGGAAACTATAACTTTTGAAATAGAGTTTGAAGACGGAAAAACGGAAGAATTAGAAATTACTTGTTGGGTTGTTGAAAGCGATATAGAAACAGACGCAGGAAAAGATTTAAGTGAAGAAAGTCAAAAAGTTTATGACTCTTTGACAGAAGAACAACAACAAGAAATTGACAATTTTATTTTGGAATTATAATTAAATAATTAAAAAAATGAATAAAGAACTTAAACAAGCAATAATAAAATGGGTTATAGAGAACGAAAATGCTTTGCAATTAACCAATGACACAACAAACCAATTCAAAGCATATATTTTTGATGAAAAAGGAGAATGGCTTATAGGAGGTCAAGAAATTTCAAATTTTATTGATAAATTTATAGACCTATACACAGAGTATGAACCTTTATAATTAACTCGTGGTATTTTGCAAGTGGTGGGCAATATTTTCTATTTTTGCCTATCTATACTCATCGACCAGTATAGAAAAGGTTTTAGTTTCTTGCCTACCGCTTGCAGAATGCCACCAGACGCTTAAAAATAGGGCTACAATCAATTATTAGGTGGCGAGCAACAATGTGAAGCGTAGGAACAACGCAATAGCACAAGACGCTCTTAATTGCCTCCCTTGAATGAAAGCATAAGCCATCACCCAAAACCTATGATTTTATTATTAATACTCTTTTTCTTAATATCTCTCTTGTGCTTGTTAGTTTCAATAAGACACGCAAAAGAGATAACAGACTACGAGATATGAAATGACAGAAATTGAAAAAGAACAACACGATTTACGCACACTCTCAAAAGAAGCTACGCAAGAATATGAAATTTATATGAAGTCTCACGCAGAAGCTCCAGACTATGAAGATTATTGTCAAGCTCAAAGTTTAGAAGAAGCCTCAGAAATATTTGCAATTAGATTAAATAGGGTTTATGCTCAATATGATAGTGAAAGCGACGAAACATATGAAGGCGACTGGGACGCAAGAGATTTGATAGATTTTGTAAGAAAAGTTGACCCCTCTTGACACGCACATATACAATTTGCTATAATGGCTATAACACTTAATCTTGTAACGGGGATTGAGGGTGAAAATCTCTCCCTTTCCGTTACAGGGGAGGGATTTTTGTTTATCACCAATACTGATGGGAAATCGTAGGCGAACCTATTAGCGACTCATCAGAAGCCATTAAATAATAGGATAAAGGGGGGAAACTTCACTCACGAGTTGGCGACACCCTTATCGTATAAATCGTTAAGTTGAATTTCTTTTGCGATTTATAGATTACGCATTGTGGGGGCAACCATAAGACCTATGCAATGTAGAGTTAAGAAATGTTATTGCCGATAAAATAGCGGACAAACAATAACTAAACACCAAAAGTAATAGCTTGCTATGGCTTTGGGGGTATTCTTATCTTCAAGTTGGAAAGCCCCCTTGACAAGTAAGCAATAACTATGAATAAAATAGAATTAAAAGAGTTTGAATTAAAATTAAGACAAAAAAAATTAGAACAAGCACAACATTAAAAAATATGAATAAAGATTTAAAAGAAATTATATCAACAACAGTGTTTATCATAATATTTATTTTAATTTTAATACAAGGATTTGTATTTTTTAACTCTTTAATAAGTGAAAAAAGGCAAAACTTTGAAAAAATTATTAACTATAAATTATGAATTATAAAGAAGTAAAAGAAAATTTAAATGCTATAATGATAATTATAATGGGTTTGGGTTCGGTTATATTTTTAGCATATTGTTTATTAGTCGGTTTTGATTTTGTTTTTGAAGAGTATAACACAGCAAAAAAAGAATGCCTTAATGGTAATCAAAAAATGTGTAAATATTTAGATATTTATTTTATTAAATAATATAAGCGTAATTAAAAAATATGTATGAGCTTAATATCAAAATACATAAGAAATCGTCAGTTAAGATTGATTAAAGAAGGAAGATGTAAAATTTGTGGTAAAAAAAGGAATTGTTTTAGTAAGATTTATTGTTTAGAACATTTAATAAAACAAAGAAAGCACAGACAAAATTCTTATTGGAAACATCGTAAAAAAACACTGGCTCGGCAAGCTAAATGGAGAAAAACCCATCCGAAGTGGTGGAGAAAGTATAACTAATAACATAAAACTATGTTAGATATAGAAAAAATTAAAAATACTATCATACAAGGCGATTGTTTGGAAGTTATGAAACAGATACCAGATAAGAGTGTGGATTTAGTGCTTACTGATTTTCCTTATGGAGTAAATTATGAATACGATACTTGGGTTGATACCCCAGAAAATCTTACAGAATTGATAAAGAAAGCAATGCCTGAAATTTTAAGAATTGGCAAAAGAGTTATTCTTACTTGTGGACATACTAATATATGGAAATATCCAGAAGCAAATTGGATAATGGCGTGGGTAAATCCAGCAGGAGCAAATAGAAATTCTTGGGGATTTACTTGTTGGCAACCGATACTTTGCTATGGAAAAGATGTTTATTTAGCAAATGGTTTAGGTGCAAGACAAGATATTATAATTCATAATGAAACTTCTGAAAAGTGGGGACATAGTTGTCCTAAGCCAATAGAATTTTGGAAAAAATTACTTTTAAGAGGAAGTATAAAAGAAAATGACACTATTCTTGACCCATTTCTCGGCTCTGGCACAACCGCAGTCGCCTGCAAACAATTAAAACGCAACTTCATAGGAATTGAAATATCAGAAAAGTATTGCGAGATAGCCAGACAAAGATTAAGGCAAGAGGTATTGTTATAAACAACTTATCCACTTTTAGGGGTATTGCAATGGGGGGTAAAATATGATATAATAGTAGTATAGAGTATTTAATGGTCGGTGCTTCAAACCAGATTTAGCTACTGGGGGATAGGCGAATTGACGCCAGATGACCTAACCAAGGTGCAACTGAAACTAAACCTTCAACGTAAGGGCGGTGGTGTGTAGGGTATGAGTAATGCTCAGAGAGTACCCACAAAACAGAGATTGCACATAGGAAGCAGTAATTTCTTATAAAGGACTTCTGCTGTACTTGCAAGCACCGAGTATTAAGCACTCTATTAAAGACGCAAAACATAATAATTAACTTTAAACAAACTATGCCTGCGAAACCATACGAAACAACTATAAGAAGAAATAATGCTCTCTACACATTATACAAAGCTGGGTTTGACCATAAATGGATATACACAGAAGTATTCAAGATGAACAAAGCCAACTTTTATAGTGTAGTGAGAAAAGCAAAATGTCAGGAGAAGCAAGAGAAATAAAATTTAGAGCGTGGGATAAAAGAGAGAAAATATTAGTTTATGACAATGAAAATAATTCAACTGATTATTGGGATGGAGTAATGGCGTCAGAAATTGGATTGTTAAATTCATTATTAGATAATAAAGAATATATCTTAATGCAATACACAGGATTAAAGGATTATCATAAAAAAGAAATTTACGAAGGGGATATTGTAAGATTTTTAGAAACAAGTGGTTATGATTTTGAAGAGATTGTAGAAAATATGTGGGATATTAGAGACCATTGTTGGGACAAAAATGTTGATTATGAAGATATAAAAGTCATCGGCAACATTTACGAAAATAAAGAATTATTAAATAAATAAAACTATGAGTGCAATAAAAGAAACAGTCATTGCCTGTAAGCAATGCAAACGAAAATATGTAAATATAGAAACTCAAGGCGAGATATGCGACAGTTGTCAGCAAGAAATGATGTCAGAAGCCAACCTATATTCTGCTCTAAAAGAAACACGATTACAGTTTAGTAATATGAGTATATCAAAAATAGCTAAAACAATTAAACAAATCTTTGATAACGCTGAAATAAAAGCTCTAATCAAAGATTTAGAAAATGGCATATAGTCCACAAGATAAATTAGATTTCGCAATTAAAGATGCAAAATACAGTATAGGAATGAGCAGGGGTAATTCTCTTGCTTGTGCTACTCAATTAGCTTGTGCTTTAATTGAAAAAGCATTACTTAAACAGGATAACTTTGAAGACTTTGTTTATATGTACGCAGACAAATTTCATCACTTTAATCAAGTTAGCATAGACCAGGATTTTCAATCTTGGATTGAGATTAATAAACCAAAACTTTTAGAAGAATTAGGAATAGTAGATTTTGAAAAAAACATAATTCAAGAAGGTGCAAAGTTATGAAACAAGAAACAGTAGAAACAATAATGATTCTTAGTTTTATATTTAATTGTATAATTACATTTTGTATGGTTGGAATATTTGCTAAAATATTAAGTTTATGATTATTGAAGCTATCCACGATTATTACAATACTCCACGAGATAAAAAAAGAGTTGTTGGTAGATACTACGCTTCTGAAATAAGTTCTATTATTAAAGGATATATAACCACAGGGAACTATTTTACTCAACGCATAGCAGACAAGAAAGGACAAGCTAATATGTTTAGGGGTTCTGCTATGGAAGACCACTTAGTCAAAGTCTTGAAAGAACAAAAAGTAGAATTTACCACACAAGACCCTATTGAGCTTAAGATTAAAGACTTTGTAATATCTGGTAAATTAGACTTTAACTTTAAAGATTATATCGTAGAAACAAAATGCCCTGAGAATATCACAAATGGTGTCCCTGATAAGTGGAAATGCCAAATGGAATGTTATTACAGGGCAACTAATAAAAAAGTTTATCTGGGAATATTTGATAAAGTTGGTGAACACATTATTCGCTTCTTTCCTTATGAGCCTTCGGACTTGTTATGGGAAGAAATAAAAACCAAGATATCAGATTTTCACAGAAGATTAAAAAAGAAATATGAATAAAATATGTTCAAAATGTCAAAGAGCAATGGTGCTAAGAAATAGTGCAAGGGGTCAATTCTATGGTTGCTCTGGCTATCCTAATTGCAAGAACACAGAACCTCTTGAAGGTTCAAAACCAAGTGGTGGTAATCCTAATGGTGGTATGGAAATTATTGGAGAAATTTTGTCAGATATTCAAGTAAAGGTAAACGCTATCTATAATATTATTAACAAGGAAATACCACAAGAGTAATTAAAAACCCCTTAAAACGCAAATTTAAGCGTTTAGGAGCATTTTAAAATGATATATGAAATCAAACAGCTGGAGTGGAAGGGCAAAATTCCTTACGCTTCAGTCAGAGACTACATTGCTAAAGACCACATATCCAAGAAAAAAACTCTAAGAATAGTGTTCAATAACTTTTATATGGACTTAAATCCAACTCAACTAAAGAAACATACTGTTATCATAGCTAATAAAATTAAAAGTATTGTTTATCCAGACCAGTATTACTATATTTACTCTTACAAGTGGTCTCCGAAAGATTGGAAAAAAGAAGAAGCAGAATTAAAAGATAAAATAGAAAAAGGTATTTATTAAACTAAAAACTTATGGACAAAAAACAAGACATCTGTTATGTTTCAGAAAAAATAACAATCATAAGACCACAGCTTAAGAATAAGATTTTTAATGAAGAAGATTATAAGATAATTCAGACTTATGATGAGAATGGAGACAAAGTAGTCTGGCTAAGAGCCAAAGTAGAAAAAAATTAAAAGATATAAAAATATGAAAATAATACAAATAATTTATTGTGGTAATAAAATAGCTGGATTAGACGAAGATGGAAATTTATACGAATGGTATCCTGATAAATATAATATTTATGGCAGTAGTGGAAAATGGATTTTATGTAATGTTAATTATTAAATAAAACTAAAATGTCCATCTTAAACTTCTTAAAAGCAATCTTCACATTTGATATCTGCGACTTAGCAAACCTTGACTGGAAGCTAAGTGATAAAGATGTGGAGGAAATAAATAAACAGCTATTCAAATGAAACATTACAAAAGCGTATTTGAAAACGAGCAAGAATTACTAAAATCATTGATTGATATTCATTTACAAGGAAAAGATATTGAATGCGACCCAATGTATTTTAAAGGTAATTTTTACAAAGACGGAGTAAATAAGCCAAAATACAAATTTGATATAAACCCACAAGTAAAAGATTGCGAAAAATGGGATGCTTGTAATTTAAGGTTAAAAGTAGGTTTGGGAAAATTAAATAATTTAATACTTGACCCACCATTTTTATTCGGAATACACGGAAAGACAAAAGATTATTATTCAAGCAAAACTCATACAATTTATAAAGATTTTAACAATTTAAAAAGTGATTATTATTCTTTATTGTGCGAAGCAATGGCATCACTAAAAAAAGGCGGAATACTTATTTTCAAATGCCAAGATTATACAGATAGCAAGACAACAATGACGCACGCATTAGTTTATAATTGGGCTAATGAAATAGGATTTTATGCAAAGGATTTAGCGATATTAGTGAAGCCGAATAAGATTTACAATGGAAATACAGCTCAAAGACACCTTAGAAAGATACATACATATTTCTGGGTGTTTAAAAAATAACCTCTCCTTAATGCCAGAGGAGAAAGAAAATGAATAAAAAGAAAAACAAAAGAAAGAAAGTAAAAGTTGTTAAAAAGTATTATCCTACAACAGATAATACAACAACATATAATCCCGACTGGGATAAAGATTATAAAATTAAAATAATTTCTTAATATGAAAGAAAAAATCATACAAATTTCTATTTCAGATTCACGATTATATGCACTTACGAATATGGGCAATATATTTTATTGGAAAGAAAAAATTATAAGCAAAAATGGGGAATTAGTAAAAGAGATTTATGGGTGGGTGAAATATGATTTACCTTCTTTCAAAGATTAGTCCATTACAAACTTTAACCACTCCTCAATGACAGAGGAGTCAAAGTAATGAATAAAGAGATAATAAAACTTCTATCTATACTTATGGAGAATGAAACGGATAGGCAAATATATCACAAAGAAATCTCTATGTTATTCGGAATGTTAAAAAATAATTTATACCAACCAATAAGTAATTGTAAAGAATTAATAAATGGTAAAGAAAAAATATCTTATCACGATTGGAATATGAGAGAGCACGGAAAATGCTTTTGCAGTTTAGAAGATTAGCCCCTTACAAACTTAGTTAAGAGTGTGGTGGGTTCATATTGGTCGGATATGGGGACGGATAAAGTCATTCCACTTAGATATAATGTACATATCAAGATGGTTAGTCCCGAACGTATCCGCCCATTACGAGTCCATCACAAGTGGTGGGTTGGTGGGGGAAATAGTGTGGACGAGAACTGTCAACAGAAAAGGCAACACGCCTCAGTATAAATACTAAACTCGTAGAGGCAATGCGGAGTTCAAATTCTCTGCTTTCCCCACAAGCCCATCACAATTATTAACCAAATAAAACTATGGAAGATTTAGATAATTATATTTTATGTCAAAAATGTCAAACAGACCCTTGTGAGTGCAAAGAGCCACCCACAATGCAGAAGAATTGGGTTGAAGGACTACAAAACATTTTATCACAAGACAGAATAAAAACTGCTTATACTGATGAGATTATAGCTTTTATCCACCAGCAAATAGAAAAAGCCAGAGCAGAAGAGAGGGAAAAGATTTTTATAGAAATTGAGAAATTGGTTGAAGGTGGACAGAGAATAATTACAGAAATAAAAAATAAGTTTGAATGAAAGAGTACAACTTCACCTTGCTCGGGCAGATCCCAGCAAAAAAGAATAATTACAGATTTGGTAAAAATAGATTTTATAATGCTAAGCAAAAAGAATTAGACGAGTTTATATTAGATTTAACAAACCAAAGAAACAATTATGATGCAAGGGACGACTTTCCAATAAAAACTCAATGTGAGCTAAATTTGGAGCTTTGGCAAGGAGATAGAACAGACTTAGACAATCAAATTACTACTATTTGTGATTTATTACAAAATTCAGGCATTATTGCTAATGATCGTCAGATCAAGCACATAATAGCCCACAAGGTCGTTGAAAATAATAAGCCAATAGTACATATAACATTATTTGATAACATAAAATTATAATTAAAAACAATAAAAATATGGAATTTAATAAAACATATTACGAAGAAAAAAAACAAAAGTTAATTCAAAAAAATCAAAGATTAATGCAAGAGCATATAAATAACTCATTAAAGTTTGCAGAAGATGTAAGAGAGCTTAATCAAGACTTGCAAGAAATAGAAAAAGCACTTGCAGAAAAAGTAGAAACAAAAGAAAAAAAATAAATGGTTTATAAAAATCCAGATATAGCTATTCTTCTTAAAAAAAGATTGAATATGGGAAGACTATTTTTTGGATTTAAAAAGTAAATGCAAGATACAAAACCTAAAAAAATCTGCTGTATCTGGTGTGGGAAAGAAATGCCAGAAATGAATAAATTAAAGTTATGTAGTGATGAATGTCTTGAAAAATATAGAATGGCGTATTATAATTCATACAATAAATCATTAAAAAAAATATATGACAATAGAACAACTTCAAGTTGAATTAGACGAAATAAACAAAGAAATCTCTGCATTAAGAGACAAAGCTATGAAAATTGTAGGTAAAATGGAATTGCTTGCAGAACAGAAAAAGCAGGAAAAACCTGCTTAAAGTATTGACAGTTATACTTGTTTATGATAAGATATAGATAGGAACGATAAATGTAAGAGCTTTTCAGCCACCCGTAAGGGTGGTCTTTGTTTTAGCGAGACGACCACAACATCAACGCAGTAATTAAAATCATTACAATTACACATATATGATTTATATATTTTTCAATAAAACATATAAACCATTCAGACCATCTGTGTTTCCAATGGTTCAACTTTTCTTTATTTATTTCACTCACCTTTAATAAATTCTTTTGCGACATTAATTAGTATTCCACAGATTGCTACAACAGCTGGAGTATAAGAACCAAAATCTGTTTGTGATAATGCCTGTAAAGCATAAACTATTACAGCAGCACCTCCTGCTATTAAAGCGCCCTTTGAAATTTTTAATAATGTTTCTTTGTCAAATCTATACGCATATTGCATTTATTTATGCTAACCATTATGTGTTTTGGTTAGTAAGTCATAATAATTTATTTTCTTGTTTTATTGCGTTTATTCTTGCTTCTGCGATTTTTACATATTCCTCACTCAATTCAATTCCTATAAAGTTTCTGTTTAATTGCTTGCAAGCCACTCCTGTCGTGCCTGAACCCATAAACGGGTCTAATACTGTATCACCTTCTTTACTGACTAATCTTACAAGCCAAGACATAAGGTGGACTGGTTTAACTGTGGGGTGAAAATTCTTTCTTGCTTCTCTACCGCCATCAGTTGAGCCGAATATCTCTAAACTCTGCCCTGAACCATCTTGTTTATACATTTGTTTAGCTTCAAGTTCGTCTAACCCCTCATTCCTTTCTCTCTTACTTGCCTTTGGGAATTGGAGTAGTCCGTGTTTTTCAGCCCATACGTCTATATCGAAGTATCGGGATTTTGAGCCTGATGTTTCGTTAAATACTTCGTCTTTTTCTAATTCTGCAAATCCCCCCTGATAACCTGTTCCAGGTGCAAACTTTCTATCTGCTCTTTTTGTTCTGCTTGTAGCACTCTTCGTCATCACCCCATCATTCAAAGCATCATCTGTGCAGATAATGTTGGCGGGAAATCTGGCAGTTTGTTGCCCTCTTGTATCTAATCCTTTCATTGAATTTTCATTCCAACCATCTTTCGGTGCAAGTGGAGAATTTTTTATACCAGTGTTATCTCTGCCCACTTCTTCTCTTGTCGGTATCCTACACCCATCAATATCAATCGCACCTGTTCCGTGTTTAAGACAGTTCTCTACAATAGTTTTACATTCCAAAGGACGCCTTGCCATAATTATTGGCTCGTGAGCAGGTTTAAGAGCTGTGCCAAAGCCTTCCCATTCGGAGTTGCCTTTGGTTATATCCATTGTTCTTTTGGCTGTTCCGTCTGGGTTTCTATGACTTGGTCTTGACCATCCTTCATTTGTATCTAAATCATCTCCTGAAAAGTGTAATTTCTTAATAGTCGCTATATGTTCCCTCTCATTCCCCTGCAACTTATCCACAGCCTTTCCTACATTCAAACTTTTAGGAAATCCACTTGCATAAATCCACTCCAACATATCCCTTACTTCAAATCCTGCATCTTCAATCGCCACTGCCATTCTGTGATAAGTTCTTGTGCCACCAAAGGATAATAAGTGTCCTCCTGGTTTTAAGACTCTTAAGCACTCTTTCCATAAATCTACATTATATGCGATACCATTTCCATTTTCATCAACTCCATCCCAAGTTTTTCCCATAAATCCACCAGATAATCTTTTGAAACTTCCGTCTTTACCTTCTTTTGCTGGTGCTGAACCTTCTTTACCAAATCTTTTTACAATAGAAACTAAGTGGTATGGAGGGTCGCAAACAACAGCATCAACGCTTTCGTCTGCAAGTTCTTTTAATTTTTCTAAACAATTTCCTTGTATTATCATCCTATTCTTAAAGTTTGAAATTTGTATTTTGCAATTCCCATACTCATATTATTGGCAGTTATTTTTTGTCTTAAAAATTTATTGTCCGCATCTGATAAATAAGCATTTCCTGCGTCATCTATTGCAATATTAGCCCAGTGCATATATTCAGAAGTTGGAGTATTTACTTTGCAATAAACTCTGCCCACTGTATTTATTTTAAATATCATTGATATTAAAGCAGAAGTTAATTCAGCTCTGTTATCACAATCAAAAAAATCAGCAACCCAAGGAAACCATTTTATAATTCCATTTACAGTGTCAAGAATAACTTGTAGATTGTCCCAAGAAGTCACTGCATATTGCAAATCCATTTCAAGTGATATCATTCCAAAAGGTTTTACAGCTTCTGTCATTTTAGAAAAAGGGACTATTGTTTTTTTAAAATCATTTGAAGCCCCTTGAATTGTTTTAATACCTAAAACAATTTGTAATGCTCCGAGAGTTCTTTTTAATGAGTTTATTTTTATTTTATCTTCCATAAGTATAGATTTATTTATTATTTGTATAGATTTGTGATATGAATATATTTCTCTTTGCAAGCCACACTGCAAAGAGAATTTAGAAGGGGTGGAGCGAATCACACCCCCATTATAATAGCCTTTCGGCTAATTACAGCTCAAGAGAGCATTCCTGCTCGTAAGAGCTGTTAGATGTCGCCAATGCTTACTTGATTGATGTGCAAGTGAAGTCCTTGCCTGTCAAACTGAGCATCTGACCAAGCTCTGGCAATGTCAGCAATGAACTGCAAGAATTGATCGTCATCTTGGATGTCAGCTTCCCAGAAGTGTCGTTTGGTGCAATGTCTTTCAACTCTGCACCTTGTATCTGTACCAGCACTTTCTTTTTCAAAGAGTACAGTCATTGTTCTATTCTCCAAATTTGAGGTACATAACCATCCCAAAAAGTAAACACAAGATATTCTGCTATCTCGTCTGGTGTGAGATTAGAGAATAATGCGTGATATTTTTGATGTATCTTTATGTGGATACGAACAGTTTTTGTCCCTCCACGACTAACTGGGAGTATATGGTGGTCGGACATCCCTCTATCAATCTTGCGTTGTCTCTTGCTTCTCTTTCGGTATCTCATTGTAAACCCCTTATAAAAGAGCATTCATCTACTCGCATATATACGAGTAGGTCATTGCTTTATTATACCACTTTTATAAAAATAGTGTCAATTATTTTTTCCAAAATTTTAAAACTTCTATACTACCTAAAATAACTCCTATAATCACAGATATTGCAACAATCAATTTCATTATGTTAGTTCCAACCCAAGACACACCTTTATATGTTTCTGCAATCGGCTCAATGGTTTTATCTAATTTGTCTAATCTTTCTAAAACTTCTTTTTGAAATCTACTCCAAACTTGTTCTCTGTCTGAAATATACAAAGTATTTCTATCACACCGTTCTTTAATATCTTGTACTTGTTCTTTAAATTTGTCTTGTTCTGATGTCATAAAATATCTTCTGCTGAAGCAAAAGGATTAGTTTCAATTTCATTGGTAACTGACTCTCCATCTTCTTCAGTTATTTCTGTTTTTAATATGGATTGTTTTACGAAAATATATTTCTCTGATTCTGTTATTCCATTACCCTGCCATTCTGCTGGAAAGGTTTCTCTTATTGGGCTTTGTCCTGCTCTTCTTGAAGCTTCTGAAGTATAACCTAACATAATTATTCTTGTTAGTTTGTTGTGCTTATCAGAGTGAGCTTCTGGTATCCAATACTCATAATCTATTTGATTAATTGTTCTCTTTAATTTTAATGCCATTGTTTTTTACCTTATTATCAGAATTTATTTTTGCATTTGGGCAATAATAATTTCTACATAATTGAGGTCTTTTATTATATATTTTTATTTAATTATACTTTATGGGATAACTGCGATGGCTGTAATAATCCCACCTTTTGTAGTGATACTTGTTACCTGCCCCGAAGTTACCCCATCGTTATAAATTGGATAAGTTGCGTCTGCTACTGGGGCTGTTCCCCCTGCATAGTATTTTGGGCTATCAACATAACCAGTGCCAGATAAAACCAAATCCATATTAGCGTCCAGTGTTGTGTCTTGTTTTAATCTTATCCCTGTCGTAGCCCCTAAATCTAAATAGCCATCATTCAAACTATCAATGTATTCATTACCGTCTGTCTGGGTGAATATTATCTTATCATCTACGAGCACCTGACCTTTAATGTTTAAGTAGCCTGTGCCGACTTCTTTTGGGTTGATAATTAAGTTTGTCCCGTCATAGTAGATGGATGCATCCTCTCCAGTTCCAAATCCAAGTTTGGCATTATCTGCACCTATAACAAGTTTCATTCCAGGATTAGTCGTCCCAATACCGACGTTGCCAGCAAAATAATTGCGGTCGGCTGTTCCTGCTTGATACACGGAAAAAGGAGTATTGGTTTGTGTGCCATTTGTCTGTGAAGCAATATACAGACCATAGGTGTTTGTGAGCGTTCCTGAATTACTCGGAGTAGCAATAAATATGTTATAGCCAGATGTGATTATTCTCGTTGCTTCCGTGTATAGCTGTGCTTGAACGGCTTTTGCACTTGTTGTCGTTCCGCAACTCCCCGCCGAGTAGCAATAGAAATCTCCACCAATTGCACTTGCAAGAGTGCCTGTGGAATTATGAATCGTTCCACCTTGA